TGGGCCAGCATAAGTACCAGCACCGCCAGTTGCTACGAAAGTCGTAGTGTTAATAGAGCAAGTTGCAGTAGAAGCAGCAATGGTTGAGCCAGCTTTAGCCCAAACATAACGCTTACCATCAGATGCAAATACTTCTGCACCTAATGGGCCAAATGTTACCAAACCACTTGTAGTAGCTTGTTCTGCAACAGTTTGTGTATCGCTTAAGTCAATCCCAGCTAGTGGGGTAATTGTATATGCCATGATAATTTTCCTTTACTTATCAATTAGTTAGTCAAGATGCCTTGGAGGAATGAGTTACTTGTTGTCAAGTTACCAGCCCAGCCATACAGCTTAACAATAGCGTCTTGGTTAATAGACTGACGCTCACCACCAATAGGTACAAAATTACGCTCTTTGTGAGGGCGGAAGAAAATGTAGTTGGTGTTCAAGAAATACATAGTATTTGCAGGAGCTTGTGAACCATAACCACCACCTAGTACCACATCAGCAGATGTACCACCACCGTAGAACTTTAATGAAGCAAAACCAGCAGCACCGGCTTCTTCAGAAGCGATACGTTGGATAGCTTGCAAAGACTGAACATACAAAGAGTAGAAGTTATTATCAGCAACGATCAAGTCAGCTTTATCTGTTCCACGAACTAATTGAATAGCTGTAGAAGTCATTTTAGCCAAAATGTTTGAGCTAGTAATAGTTGTACCAGTTGTAGCTACGTTCTGCCAGAAAGTCCAGTTAGCACGGTTAATACCACCATAAGTACCTGTAGTAGGAGTAGCTGAAACAGCAGCAGCCAAACCATCCAAGTTCTTACCACCGTTACCAGTACCGTCAAGGTACAAGTCACCAGAAATACGGTTAAGCAAACGAGCTTCAGAAACTTGCATACGACCATCTAACAGGTCAATGATTGCTTCTTTAGAGCTATTTTGCAACATTTCTAAACCAGACATAGTTACTGAGTCAGCGTACTGTGAAATCTTGTACTGAGCAGCAGAAATAGGGCTATCTGGAGAAATGTTCAATACTTCGTAACCGCTATAAGAATTAGCGTTATTAGTATTTGGATCGTTGTACATGATTTCTTCAAGAATTACGTTACCGCCTGAGAAACTGCGTACATTACCTTTAGAGTTCAATCTTTGTAGGATTGCGTTGTTTTGTGTTAAGTTGTCAGCCAATTCACCGCTACGACTTTGAATCGTGGTAGCGATAATATCGGTGATTGCTGCATTAGCGAATGCCATGATATTTTCCTTTAAAAATGTTCAAAATGAACGAATTACACCCGACCAGTCATTGATTGTCCGATTTGATCGGCAAGTATTGACCGTCTGTCCTTTTTGTCTGTTGCGTTTACCTGACCGTTAGGAGTAACTGATCGTGGGCTTACAGCAGCAGCCTTAGCTTTTGCTACTTGCGTTGCTTTAGATGCTTGTTTTCTGGCATCGGACAAGAGTCGATCTTGTTCTTTTGCCCAAACTTCATCATTTAAGCGAATCGCTTTCGTATAAGCAGTCTTAAGGTCTTGGGCTTGTCCTCGCTCAAGTAATTGAGCCATTTCTTCCCTAACCAATTCAAAATGTGGGTAATGCTCCACATCACTACTAAACTTCTGAATCTCACCTTGCAACCGTTGCGTTTCTTCTTGCTCGTAACGGCTTTTTATCTGACTAACATCCTGGTTTACCCTATACAACTGATTCATCAATTGTTGTTGGTAAGCATCAACAGGAGCAGACTGACCATTATTTAAGTTTATACCATAACTTTGTGCAAGTTGCTGAAATAGTTGAACTTTTTGCTCATAAGGTGCATGGGTTAAAACTTGGTCAGCTTTAGCCAATGCAGCTATGTATTGTGGAGCTTGCAAATTGCGTTTTTGTAGCTCATTTTCAAATGGGGCTATAGCATCACGCAAATCTTTAGCATAATCGGCTTCCATCTTATAGGTAGAAACGCCTTTTTTGTATTCAGATTCACGCTGATTAGCGTATTCAGCAAATTTTACAAAGTCATCCTTAGAAATTTGCTCTCCGGCTTCCATTTTGTCCCAAATTTGGACATATTCTTTTTTCCAAGTGCTTGGGCGAGTTACAGGCTTGGCTTCTTCTGCTGCCTCCTGCTCCTCATTCGCAACCTCAGATTCAGATTCCGCAGAAATCTCGGTAGATTCTTCGTGATCTGCCTCGCTAACTTCATCTTTAGCGGACTCCTGGGCATGATCGACTTCACTAGCTTCTTCTCTTTCCAAGGCTGGTGCGTCATTTTCTGCTGCCTCCATAGCTGCTTCTAGTGCATCACGTCTATCAAGTTTTTCTTCTGACATTTTAATCTCCAAGTTATCGGATTATCTATAATTGAGTTTTGCGTAAGCTAACTCTGCGATTTGCTGCTTTCTTTTTTCATTGGTCTTACGGTCAAATTCAATAGGTTTATGGGCCGTAGGAACGTCATTACCTAATTCAATCATTCTGTGCTGTTTTAAGTGGTTTCTATGCTTAGAACGGCTGTCAATCCAAGAGCCATCTACTTGGCTTACATAGCCAGCAATGTCAGATTGGATCATGTGCGACATTTGTCGTGGAGCTTTTTGTTTTTCTTCCCATGATTTAAGCGCTTCTTCTTCGCCTAATGTTGGTGTCCAAATCTCTAAAAAATATTCTTTGTCAGATAACTTTTTAGAAACATGATTTCCTTCAGAATAGCCACATTGGGGGCAAACCATTACATTCTCCTTATTAATTCTGGTACACGATCATATTCTTCTTGACGCAATGCAACAACTGAATCATACCAGCTACCATTTTTCCAACGCCAACAAATGTATTCTTCTTTTGGCAACAATACAATGGTTTTAACGCCCAATGCGCCTGCTAAATGGGCTGTTCCTGTGTCTACTGTCACTATGCCCTTCATAGCCTTCATGTGGCTTGCTGTGACTCTCCAATCCGTTTTCCAGCCATCATCAGGCAAAGGATGGAAAAAGCCATTGTGTTCAGGCGATAAGGAATAACAGTTATCACCTACAAGTTCATACATTTTGTGGTCAGGAATAGATTTAATATGGAAAAGAATGTTTCGACTAGCAGCCCAATTTACCCCTATTTTTGGCTCAATATTAGAAGGTTTTGCATACATATAACCTTCTGAACCAACTATCTTTTTAGTGGTTATTGGGAACAATGATTTTGCATAGGGCGTGGCACAAGCAATATAGTAAGGAAGGCTCATATTGCCAATCCAATAATCACATTCAGTTACATCAGGACATTCTGGCTGGTTAGTCAATACATCTATACATTCAAATTGCCCTAAAACACCTAGTAATGAGCCTTGAGTCAATAAGACTACCTTTTTAGCACCCATAACCTTTAGAAATGGCAAGAACCTAGCAAACATAAATATGTCCCCAAATCCTTGTTCCATTTGAATAACAATAGATTTGTCTAAAAGAGATTCACCACGCCATACAGCAGGCTTGGGAGGTTTTTGGGTATAAGGTGTTATTTGATTGGCAAGAACTTCTTTGTGCCACCGGTATTCAAATAATCTAAAGCCTGCATCATAACGACCAGCGTGTAGATGCTCGTAGGCTCTTTTATATTCTGCGTGTGGGTTTATAGGAGTGCTAATAGTGCTTCCTCATCGTCTAATTCAGCTAATCGCTGGGCCTCAATAATTGCCAATTGCATCTGCAAATTAGCAAGTCTAACTTTTGCTTGGATTGATTCAACTAATAATTGTTGTTCTTGACGTAAAGTTTCAAGTTCTTTTTCATAAATAGCAGCTTGGTCAGTTTCACTAAGAATTTTCTTTTTAATAACTTTAAGCTTGGCTTTTTGTGCTTTATCAAGTATTTGTGGCGCTACAAAATTGCCGTTTTCATCAAAGTTTGCAGCATCATAGAATGAATCAGGAGCTTTCTGATCTGGGTATAAAGAATCAATAAAACGCTGTCTACGTCTAGCTGCTTGAGCTTTAACCGCAGCAATACGCTTTTGCTCTGCCTTGTGGATTCGTTTATCTAATGCCCTAGCTCTACGAATATCGCCATCAGTAAACCCATCGTGAGTGTCAGCACCACTATTTACAGTACCTTGTAAATTAGCTGTATCTGTGCCGTCTGTGGCATTAATACTGCCTGTAACAGTTCCAGAAATTACAGTACCGTTAATTGTCGCTGTATCTGTGCCGTCAGTAGCTGAAATGTTGCCTGAAACAATGTCTGCTGCCGTAATAATGGCAGTATCTGTACCATCTGTAGCGCTTATTGTGCCTGTAGGCTGTAATGCACTAGCATTAAGCGTAGCAGTATCATTACTATCAGTTGTGCTGATATACCCAGTTATGGGTGCTAATGCGCCTAAGTCTGATATTGGCGCTGACGATAAAGGATTAAATCCAAGCATATTTAACCAACGTAAGTGCCACTAGAAGTAAACGAAATTATAGTATTTGAGCCGCTTGTTGTTACTGTTGGAGATCCAGTAACTGTTCCTGAATAGTTCGCTGTTGGAACAGAAAATATACAAATTCCAGAACCACCAGTTGCACCGCCATTACCACCACCAGCGCCACCACCAGTATTTACTGTGCCATTTGCTCCAGCAGAACCGCCACCAGCACCATTTCCAGTACCGCCAGCACCACCACCGCCAGCACCACCGGATGTTCCAGCGCCATTAAAACTTCCTGATCCACCACCACCACCTCTAGTTACAGCAGTTCCTGTAATAGAAGATGACAAGCCGTTACCACCAGCGCCACCAGCGCTATCTACAGAATTTCCACCTGCTGCGCCTGCACCACCACCACCAGAACCTGTGTATGGGGGAGTATATATACCAGAAGATGATCCACCATTATTTCCTTGTCCTGATGTTGCTGCACCTCCAGTAGCAGTATTATTACCAGCACCACCACCTGATCCACCAGCGCCACCATTAGAAGCATAACCACCACCAGTACCACCGCCTACTGCTGTAGTTAATCCTGTAATAGATGAACTAGATCCTTGTGTATTAATAGCACCGCCACCACCTACGGTTACGGTATATGTTGTTCCTGCTGTTAAAGTTGTAGTTCCAGTTAAATAACCGCCAGCACCACCACCACCGCCTTGTACTGCGCTAGGAACTCCACCACCACCAGCAATTATTAAATAACTTGCTGTGTAAGCATTTTGCTTAATTAATATCCACGCATTACCAATATAACCTTCTAAGCCATTAATTGTGGTGTTATACCTAACCATACCATTTACACCGGTTGGCCTTTGTGCAGTAGTTCCAACCGGTACAGTTACAGCTCCTGTGCTGTTTAATGTTACATTCTGATCTGTTCCAACAGTTAAAGCTGCTGTGCCACCTGTTTGTAATTGCAAAATTCCTGATGTATCAGAAGTTTCAACAAGACCAGTAGAGTTAGCATTAATAGTTGTAGTCATGGTAGTGCTGTCCAATTTGAACCAAGATAAATTTCTAATTGAGGAATGGTAGTGTTGTACCGCAACATTCCAACAACAGGACTTGCAGGTCTTTGAGCCGTTGTGCCTGATGGCACAGTTAAAGCGCCTGTAGAGCTTAATGTTACATTTTGTGCTGTGCTAATAGCTAAAGCATCTAATGTATTTGTTTGTAAAATAAAAGCATTAGTTCCATCTGCTGTTTTAGCAAATGATCCTACTATATAAGCTGTGTTTATTTTGCTTGCCATTATGGTGTTGTTGGTATTAATACCCAAGACAATGTGGCTTCATCCCAATAGTAATCTTTGCCGTCTGTAGGATAAGGAATAGGCGCTTCCCACAAAAAAGTCGATGTATTTAAAGTCCAAGATGGATAAGGTTGTGGAGCATAAAAAACACCTACAACACTATCAATAATATATGAATTATCGTATGTATAACCAATTCCAGCATAATTAGCTCTTAATGGTATACCGCCATCAGGAGTTCCTGGTGCAGCAGGAGGACTAGGCGCATAGTGAACATTGCCTTGAGTATTGTAATCAGTTTGTACATAATACCCAGGTTGTGCATCTACAAACTCTTGGTCTGCACGAATTACATCAGTTACTTCAAACTTTGAAGCTTCTGATGTTTGAACACATTTAGCAAAATAAGTCATTTTAAGTACCTGACGTAGAAGCTAATAAATAATAAGTTGTTCCACCAATATTAATAGCAATTTTATTAGTTACGGTTGATAAAACTGAACTAGAAACAGCAGTAGAAACAACCATTGTTCCAGTTGCTGCTGGTGCTGTTATGGTATTAGTGCCTGATACAGCAGGGGCAGCTAATGTAATAGCACCGCTTGTATCTCCAGTAATAATGACTGAACTCATAGAACCACCCATCTTGAGCCAGAAGGTACTGTTACAGACTGTCCAGAAGCTACAGTTACAGGGCCTACTGACATTGCGTTATAACCAGAAGCAATACTAAAACTTGCTCCAACTGTTGCATTGTTTACTACAAGACCATTTGAAGCTGATAAATTAGGCGCTGTAAGAGTAGAACTAGCATAAGTAAAGCTTGAACTTGCGCCAAATGCGCCTGCGTTATTGTACTGAACTTGAGTTGTAGATCCAGCAGGTGAAGCAGCCACAGTAGACCATGTACCATCACCACGCAAATAAGTGGTAGAAGATGGAGTTCCTGTAACAATTCCTACTGGTGTTGCAGAACTTAAAAGGTTATTACTTGCTGCTGTTGCGCCAGCCGGTAAAGTTACTGCCGTGTTAGCGCTTGCTGTAAATGATTGAGTAAATGCACCTGAATGGGTTAAATTTCCAGCTACAGTAATAGTATTAGAGCCGTTATTTACTCCTGTTCCACCATAAGTAGCACCAATTAAACCTAAATCTCCTGATCCTAATAATGATGTTCCGCTAACGGTTTTAATGTTAGTGCCGCTTACTAAAGCAGCTTGTTTACCATTAAATGTAGTCCAGTCTGTGCTGGTTAAATAACCATTTACAGATGTTGTAGCAGCAGGCATAGCCAAATTAGGCGTTGCACCACCAGAGCTAGTAATAGGAGCTGTAGCTGTTACGCTGGTAACCGTTCCTGATGGGGTAGTAATAGTAAAGTTAGGGTAAGTACCAGTAACTACTGCACCACCTGCACCTGTAATTGCAACAGTTTGATCTGGAGCAGTATTGGTGATAGTCAATGTACCGCTAGAAGTAATTGGGCTACCTGATACGCTAATTCCTGTACCTGCTGTAGCTGCCACGCTTGTGACTGTGCCAGTTGTAGGCGTAGTCCAAGTAGGTGTTGCAGCAGAACCAGCAGAAGTTAATACTTGTCCTGATGTACCAAAGTTTGTTGTGCCAGTAATGTTAGTGTTTAGACCAATAGAACCTGTAGCATTAATAACGTGGGCTGATTGGCCTGCTGTACCCCAAGCTAAAAAGGTCTTTTTACCGTTGCCAGAACCAACAGTAATGTCACCGTCATGTCCTGAATAGTAAATACCATTGTTTAAGCTAAAGAAATCAGCAGGTGTGCCTGAACTAAATACTGATGAGTTCATACCAAACTCACCGTAATAGGTTGAATCAGTACCTAAATCATTGCTTAATACATAGTTTGTAGAAGCGCCAGCCGTTCCGCTTTTGTTCTGCATAATTGTTTGCAGATAAGAGCCTGAAACTGTAGCGCCTAATGCTAAATCAGTATTCGATCCATTGAAACTTAATACTGGCGTTGTGCTTGTATAGCCTGAAGTAGCTAAAACAGGCGCATTTAATGTGCTATTGGTATCAATATAACCAGCTCTACCAGCAGGGTAATCGCACCATACGTTTTTTGTGCCAGCGCTAAAACTGACTAATGATCCACTATTGCTAGATGACAATACGGTATCACGACTAAGGGTTGTCCCTGATGCCGTGTATGTACCAATACCAACTTCCCATTCTGAGCCACCGGAGGCATAGATTGCATAGTAAGTAGTATTAGCGTTACCTATCGCTGAAAACGATTGATAGCCTGTTACTGCACCACCAAGGGTTAAAGTACCTGTCCCTGTGGTAGTGGTTGTTTCTTGAACACGGTCTTTTAAAATAAGAGCCATGATTTACCTTATTGGTTAGCTCGGATAATCGTACCGCTAGAGATGCTAACTGTTTGACCAGTTGCAATGCTTGTATTGTTTAGGATCATATCTGCGCTAGAAGTGCCTACAGAACCATCCATTACTACGGTTGTACCATCTGATTTAGTGATTCTGAACCAGGCTGCTGTGCCAGTTGCTACTGCTGTACCGTTAGTTACAGAACTTAGGGTAATCGTACCGTTAGAATCTGTACCAAATGTGCCTGAGATATTCAAAGAAACTAGCAATACTTGGGTAGAAACCGCAGTATTAGCGTTAGCTGGTTGTGTACCGTCATATAGTTTAATAATGGCAGCAGAGCCAGCATAGGTGATTAGACCGTTTTGCTGGGCATCACGAGTACCGTTTGAGTATTTAAGATTAGATGCCATTAGTGAACTCCGACAATTTTACCGTTTTCATCACGAATCACGGTCTTGGGTTTATTAAGTTTATCAAGCAACATAGCAAGCAATTCAGTCATTTGCTGATTAGTCATTTGCATATTTTCAATGGCTGGTTGCAATGGGTGATTCTTCATATCTGAATATCCTAAAGAGTCTTGCAAAATACTTGCTTGTTGTACGTTATCTGCGTAGGCCATCTCACCGGTATCTAATCCAGCAGAAATTCGAGTAGTTTCTATTTTAGCTGCATTATTGAGGTAAGTCACCAGCAAATCCTTGTTGGTTTGAGCATCAATCTTCAATTTCTCAAGCTCCATCTGTGCCTGGCTTTCAGACATAGCACGTTCATGCTCAAGCTGGTTGCGTAGCTGATTTTCTTGGGCTTGCATCTCTTGTTTATGGGTTTCAGCTTGCATTTCAGCCTGGAGCTTCTGCATTTCAAAGTCTGCATGAGCTTTAATCTCAGCTTGCTTAGATTGTGCATCCATTTGAGCTTTTTGGATTTCAATTGGAGGTGGTTTAGGCTGACCTTCAGCTTGTTTAGCTTGCTCACGGAATCTATCGGCTGTTTCGTCAATAAGACCTTCCATTTGCTTACCAGCTTTAAAAGCTGTAACGCCAAATTTAAGCATTTCCATCAACAATGGGGTTAATTCAGGCGCTGATTGAGCGACAGGCAACGATTGGTTGATAAATGAGCTTACTGCACCTAAGAAAGCCATACGATTCTGCTTTTCAGCTTCCTCATCTTGGAAAATCATTGAATCAGAACTGACTTCAATACGGAAATTCTTGGTAGCTTCGTCTTTTAGTAGCTCTAGTGCTTGTGGAATGAGCTGTTTATCAGCATCAGACATCTGCATAGCGCCAGAAATCTTAACAATGGTGTCATCGGTAAAATGTTTGCAAATAATCTGCGCTTTTAAGCTCAAGAGCTGGGTTGCATAGTTTACAACGTCATGTTGCATGGTCTTTAAACGACCAGCAGCGTTGTTTGACTTGATAATTTGAGCGCCTAGGGTTTCATTAGGATCAGTTTGACCCCTTTGAATGTCGGCAATTCCCATGATTTCATAGATTTGGTTCTTAACATTGTCCATTGCTTGATAACAAGTCATCAAAGCAGTAGCAAATGGCGTTATATCTACTAAATCAATTGTTCCTTTAAAGCCTTGCTTTTCAGCAAAGGCCATGTAGTTCTTAACAGGGATAAGAGTATTGTTCTCGCCCTCACTAAACAGACGTTGTAACTCAGATACTGACGCATCGTAGACACCACGCACTTTAAGAGCATTAATCAATCCATCAATACGGTCTGCAAGGGTGTCTAATTCTTTAGCTTGATCCTGGTACATCGTGTAATCAGGAATTGGCTCTAAATTATCAGTAGTTAGGTTGGAATACAAAGGTTTTGGGCAAGGCCAAAAGTTCTCAAGTTCCAATGGATCATCACGTTCATCAAGCATTTTGCCCAATGACATACTCATCCAGCATACTTTGCCTGTTTCTTTGTCCCAAATCTCATAAATACAAGCTTGGAAAGCGCCTTCAGCCATCTTCTCTGATCTACGGTTTTCTTCTGGTCTTGTATCTAATGGGATCTCATAGCCTAATTGTTTGCCAAAACGCTCAACCAATGCTGGGCGATTCATGTAAACCTTACGCCATACGGCAGTTACTTCTTCCCATGTTCTAGCTACGGTATGACCAAAATCACGCCAATGAACATAATCAATAGGAGCGCACTCATATTCAATACGCTCTTGATCTTCGGCTTCCATGCCGCCAGGTGTTTCTGATTCGTCTGTATCTTCAGTAACTTGCAAGCCATCATCAGGTTCACCAACTTGTTCTGCAACAATATGTGGCTCATAACGAACCCAAGCAGTACCACGCCCACCCAACAAGCGATCTAATACGCTGTTCTTCATGGATGCTAGGTAGTCACCGTAATGCTCAATCTCAAACTCTAAGGCACGTTCTAGCATCATTGATGCAACACGCCCTACAGGATCTGTGTCACGGAATCTACGGCTTACGTCTGGTTGTGGCAGTCTTGCAAATACTGCTGGCTGAATGGTTTGTACGTTTGAAAATAGGATATTAAAACGTGCATTAGGATTGTTTTGATTCTTAGCGTCATCACGGTAACGCTTTACTATCTTGTCTGACCGGCTTTCCCAACGCTTAAAGGCACGTTCATACGCTTTAATGGTGTTATACCAATCTTGGTATGAATGGTGAATACCGTCATCTCTATCCATCAAATTCTCCTGATTGACGGCCTAGGGGTTGAAGCCCACAGATCGTTCAAAGTTGCATCATTATGCCCTACACTAATGCCCCTGATAGAGTTATCCTTGGGAGCAGCTTTTGTTTCTTGTTTCCATGCTATCGCAGCCATACGCAGAGCGTCAGATCCGTGGGATGCCCAGTCATGTCTTGGCTTATCCCTAAATATCTTCTTATCTTCGTCATACTCACGCTGATACTGCCTAATACATTCAATGCCTTCTTCGCACTTTGGATCAAACCAGGTTCTTAGCAACATCATGCGAGTTGCTTGAATTCCGTCTTGAAGTGACAAACTTGGCACTATTTTCATGGAAATTATATCAATTTTACTAGAAAGTTGTTCAATTATTGACTTTCCGCCAGATGCTAATGTTTTTGCTCTAGCGTCATGAGGCAGCCAATGTGTCCTATATTTAGCTCCATACTCTTGTTCTTTTTGTGCAATGTACGCTGTATAAAACGGTATGCTTTTGCCATTGCTTGAATGGTAATCAAGAAATCTAACCTCACCATGCACTACTTGGTAAGTCCAAATGGTTGTGTCATCGCTATAACCCAAGTCCCATGCAGATTCTAAAGGGAATTGAGGATCATACTCAATGGGCGTGATCCTATTGCTATCAGTCAAAGCTCGCATCTCTTGACCATAATAAGCACCTAAGATTGCAGCTTCAAAGGAGCATAAGAACTCTTGCTCATACTGATCCGGAGTCATAGCTTTTCTAGCGTCTGCCAGTTCCTCATCACCAATGAGGTCAGTTTGATCTGCTCTAAGCGTTTTTACATACCAAGTGTCATCCTTGGTGGCTGCGCTATATACATCCCAGAAAGCGTTGTGGCCTTTAGGTGTTCCAATAAATACGGCCCATCCACGTCTGTCTGCCAGCAAAGGGCGAATAATCTCACCCCAAATACGAGGGCGCATATCTGCATACTCATCTAGCACAACCCCATCAAGGTATAAGCCACGTAAAGAGTCAGCATTATCAGCCCCAAACAACCTAATCCTTGCGCCATTTATTAACTCCACCCATAGTTCTGATTGATTGGCCTTTGCCAATACTGGATGGCTAAATCTTAGCAAGTAGTCCCATGCCACATTCTTAGCTTGGCTGTAATAAGGTGCAATATAAGCGTATCTTGCGTCATCTTTGCCCTCAATTAGGGCTTTGTATATCAATTCATTAATACAACTGACAGTCTTGCCACAACGTCTATGGGCTACGATAACTGCCCAACGTTCTGATCTTTCATGGAAATCTAAGAATACATCCCTTGGCTTGTAATCAAGCTCAATCTCTAGGACTTGTTCACTCATCAAATAGTCCTGATAACCACATAAAAAGTACAAAACAAAACAATACCCAAAGGCCACCAACCATCATGCCAATGGTTAAATATTTTATTTCTTCCAACTGATTACCATTCTTTGAGGTGCTTTCTCATCCCCTACAACTTCAGTTCTTGCAAGTTTAGGAACAGCATATTCAACCATGTTCTGAACAATGTCACAAGCTTTGCCTGGATTGGGTGGAACTATCCACTTTCCTGATTGATCATCAAAGACCCCATCAGCAGTTGTTTGTAGCCACGCTTGAAGATAAGGTAGGTTAGCATCAAGTAAGGATTTAACAGCCTCACGAGCCTCCTGAGTGACCTTATTAGGCACTCCTGCTTGCCTTCCGCCTGTCTTTTTTCTAGTTTTTTCTACTTTAGATTCCATACATTCTCAAGTGATTGATTTGTAAGGGTTTTAGTATATCAGTCTTTTAATGCTTTGATTTGTTCTTCAATTAAATCTTTGCGACTAATGGCTTTGCCATTTTTTTCAAGCATTTGCACTTCAGAAGGGTCAAATACTACATAATTTGTAGTGTTAGCGCCTTGGCCTTTTTTAATTTGAAAGTTCTCGTATTTAATACCAGGTATACCTAATTCTTTTAACTTTTCAGATATTTCAGGTTTAGCATTTAGTGTAACTTTAGTAAATTTACCAACTTTTTCTGGTTTAGCTAACAAGCTATATACTTTTTCGCCTGTTAAAGACATATCTTGTATTCCAGCCTTTTTAATGGCGTTTTGCACTAATTCAGATTGTTCTAATAATGGTGCATACCAATCAAGCATTTTTGGCACATATTCATCAGGTATATCTACTTTGTATAAATTTTTACCAAATCCTTTGGCTATTTCTGGGCTTTCAGCAAAATACATACCATGTCCTTGTGCTTGTGCGCCAGAGCCAGTTCCTACTTTGCTAATGTCAAATTTACCCAAAATATCGTGTGGCGTGCCATGATAAGCAACCATAGCATTAAAAGGCACTTGCATACCTAATTCAGCAAATGCTTTAGGGTCGCCTTGAGTCATCATAGACTCATAGGCATTTCCAGGAAAAGCCTGACTTAGCAATGCCATTTGAGCTGCTTGGTTTTCTGCAAATTTTTGAGGTAAAGCCTTAATGTGGGCTTTTAAAGGATCAACAAGGCCTGACTCCGTAGGAGGCACATATCCCTTGAGAACATCAGCCAGCGTTGCCATTATGCAATGTCTGGATCGTGAATCTTGTTCATAGCGTCAGCTAATGCTTGTTTACGCTTTAAACGCTGATTAATCTTCTTGTTGATAATGTCATCTTTGCTATCAACGGTTTCTTCAGGCTTTTTGTTGTCTTTGCGGCCTACTACGCTTGGTAATGTAATTGCCATTATTCTTTTTCCTTGACGTATTTGTCATAGGTAGCTTCTAACTTTGATTTGCGGCTGCCTTTGGCATATTCACGTTCAGTATTTAAAGCAATAGCAACTGCCTGTTTTTTAGGCTTACCTGCTTTTTCTTCTTTTTTAATGTTACGGCCCACACTTTGAGCTGTACCGCTTTTATCTAATGGCATGGTAAACCCTTACTTTAGGTATTTAAGTTTGTAAATGGTTGAATCAATTAACTGCTGTATTTCAGCAACAATATTAACCAATTCTTGATCTTTTGGTAAATCTGAATTAGCTTCGTTTACAAAGCTTTTTAATGATTCTAGGTATTTAAGAGGATCTTTAGGTAAATGGTATACGCTAGGAAAAGACTTAATTTGCTCGTAACAACCCATGTAAGCTTCTACATAGTCATCTACAAGCTCAATAATTTCTTCGTAGTATTTGCCTAATGCTTTATGTTGTGAATAAGAATCACTAGACCAATGGAAAAAGTGAGTATTAGTGCTGCTATGCAATAAAGTAGCGGCAAACATAGCGACATTGGTAGTTTCACTCATAAAGACTCCTGTTCGACTAATTTTAACACCTCTATAGCTTCTTGCACAGAATTGACTCTATGTAAATGACCGCCTTTCCAATTGGCAAAAAGGGTTATTTGTTGAAGGGTTAGCTTTTTCTCTGCACCGTCTTTTACTTCCATTAGAATAGTGGTTGCTTCATATAACACCATCAGGTCTGGGATTCCTCCACCGACCATGTGTAACAAATATACGTCAGCACCATAATCTCGTAGTGCTTTAACAACATCTGCTTGATTTTTATCAACTTTTTTAGCGTATGCCATATTTTAGGTTAGTATTCAGTTACTTATAGATTATAGGGGTTCTTAGTGGACAAATATTATTTGACAGATGACCAGTTTATAGCTGAATGGAATAATATTGGTTCAGCCCTTAAATTTGCTCAAAAACACGGTATGTCTGAAAGAGCAGTCTACAACAGAAGAAGATCAATTGAACAAAGACTCAATATTTCATTAACAGCTTTTAACGATCAACGACTAGATCAGACTAAAAAGATATTTGAAACTGCCGGACACGCTAGACGTGGCACAGAACTACAAAAAGGTCATATTGTAGCGTTTGGAGATTGCCATTTTTGGCCCGATGTATCTTATACAACTGCTTATAAAGCTTTATTAGAAACCATTAAAGAATTTAAACCCAAGGTTGTGGTTTGCATAGGAGATGCTTTTGACGGCAGCCAGGCAAGCAGACACCCTAGGATTGGCTGGTCTAACACACCTACAGTTAAAGAAGAATTAGAGTGCTGTCAAGAAATGATGGCTGGCATTGAGGCTGTATCTAAGGGCGCTGAATTGATTTGGACTCTTGGCAACCATGATGCTAGATTTGAAACATTTTTATCTAACGGTGGCGCACATTCATATCAAGGTGTTCAAGGGTTTACCCTTAAAGATCATTTTCCTATGTGGAAAGGATGTTGGACATATTGGGTTGAAAATTCTGGCACTATGAATACCGTTTTTAGGCATAAATGGAAAGGTTCTTGGTCAGGCGGCAGAAACAATACATTAGCTGCCGGTACTCATGTCATTAGCGGTCATACCCATCATTTAAGCGCTATTCAATATAATGACTATAACGCTCATGGTCGCTGGGGTGTGCAAACTGGTTGTTTAGCAGATCCTAGGGGCGAGCAATTTGTACACTATACCGAAGATTCACCAACAGATTGGACAAGTGGATTTGCATTAATGACTTATGAGCAAGGCCATTTATTACAACCTGAATTAATAAGAGTATTTGACGAAAGCAAAGGGCTTGTAGATTTTCGTGGCAAATTAATACATTACTAATGAAGCTTACCCCAGCAATCCTACGCAATTTGTACAGCGCTATTTACTGTATGAAACCGTTTGACCGTTGGAATATGCCATTGCCAGAGCAAGTACATTTTATTGTAGACAAAGATCCACAAGTGATGGGAACATACTTATATGATGATGGAGATAAGCATGAACATACTATTACTATTTCTGCTGCTCGTTGCGGTCATCTTGACACGGTAATTCGAGTTCTTTGCCATGAGTGCATACACATGAGTAGGCACAAGACGTTAAAATGGACACACCATGATAAGGAGTTTCGTAATAGAGCGCTCCGTATTTCGTCAGAATTAGGTTTTGATCCATTAGAACTTTAGTCATTCTTCAATTGCTTTTCCAAGTTTCTGGTGGACTCGCTCCAAGAGCTTCTCGCAACTAACTCCCCATTTATTTTCAAAACCGTTGATACCCAATCGGTGAAAGCTATCATTTCCGAGCCTATGGTGTTCTGGACATAATGGCAAGATAGGGGATGTAGACCGTTTAGCTCCATACCTACGCACATGATGGAGTTCTGCCGAAGTGCCTTCAAACCCAAGGATTTCGGAGCATAAAATACATCCGAGTTCTGCAATCTTATTGAGAGCGTTCTTTTCATCTTTAGTCATTAAAAAGGTTCTGTTAAATCTACCAGTTTCCATTGATCCATTGGTACATCATAGAACCATTCGTCTTTTGCCACAGCTTTATTAGGTATTTCCATTAATGGTGCAGCTTTTACTTTATCTGCCGTAGTCCAATAAGCGTGTTGAAAGTCATGTGTGACAACAAACATAAGGGTTTTTAAATCATTGTTAAATAACTTTTCTTTGCGTTGGGCTATGTGAATTGTGTTATAAGGGCAAAACTTTTGACCCCAATTTCTGACTTCTACTTCTGCATAAGCAACTTTTTTGTTATTTTTATGCACAATTAAATCAACTGCATATTTATTAGGGTTTTCTATACATTTTCCACCCCATTTCATTTGTATCCATTCGGATACAGCCATTCTAGCTGGTGGATCACAGGCATCATGCAATAACTGATTAAATGGTTTATAAGCCATTATTTAAGCCATTGATCTTTTAATGCACGAACACTAGCAATTTCTAATCTTATGGTTTCGTCTGCTAATTCATGGGCTATTTTTGTGGCTTTTTCATAATCCCATTTAAGTGTTGCGTTGTGATATTTTTTAAGCAATTGATTTATTTTTAAATAATTTTCAGAGTAATCTGTCATTTCTCTTGTGCCTTTCTTAGTATTGCTTTAGCAAATTCAAGTAAATCTAAATCACCACCATAACCAACATCTTGCTCAAGTTCGGCTTTAACACAATCATCGAGCGTAACTGTTAGTGTCTTTACTGGATGGGTGTAGAGTGGAATACAGCCTTCTTTGTTTTCCATCAAATCTTCATCCCAATGCGGAAAAAATCTTTTAATTTCCAAGTCATACCATCCCCATGCTACTGGTTTATTGTTCATTTAGTCAGTCTTTCAATATTACGGTTATTAGCTTGTTCTGTGCGCCAGGCTTCAAATCTCATTTTGGCTGCTTCTAATTGCCATTTAAGCGCTTCTGTTTGTTCTGTAGCTGCGCCAATAGCTTTGCATAAATCTTGGTAGTCTTGGCTTCTATAAGCTTCTCGTTCTTGAGCGCCCAAACTTTGTTCGTCTGTTTGTGCCATTTTAATCGCCTTAAGAGAACTTTTAAACGCTTCCAATTCTGCGAGCGAACCTTTAGCTTTTGCATACGCTGGAGCTGTCTTGAATATGAAGTCAATAGCGTCATTTGGATCGTAGTCTTTCATTTAAGGGCCAACCATAAACCAACTTGGGCAAAGGCATAGCCACCCCAAATCATTGCGTTAGATGTAGCGCCTTTTTTTAATTGTGCAAGGCAAACTATTAAATACCCAAGCCCTGTTGCTGCGACAATAATTTTTTCCAACATCCCCATTCCCCTTTATTTCCTAATTTCCATTGATCGTAGAAATCGCTTAATAATTGTTGATTAAATTCATATTTACTTATGTATATACGAAACCAAGTTAATCCTTTTTTATGCCTTAAATGACATAAAAATCTTACTGCACATTCATGCCTAGCTTGTTCATACATTTGGCTTTGAGGCTTGCATAAGTGTCATAACCATTACCAATGATTCCAAGTTCTTTTGCTTTAGCTTCAATTCCTTCATTGCTAAACATCCATTCTTTAGATTCTTTTTTCTTTTTAGGCTCTATAACCAACTCATCTTCCCAGCGCTCTTGGTTTAACCAGGTAGCTGGGTGGGGTATAAATTCTAACTCAATCTCTTTTATATCCCAATAAATAATATGGTCATCTAAAGCCTTACAAGCATCTAATTGCTGTTGTTCCGTAAGTCTGTCAAATGCTTTGCGAGCCACAGATTTAGCTACTTTGCGTGGATATAGCGCCCAAAATTCATCAAACATTTCTGTGATACCTGTCTAGTGGATTATTAATCATGCTAATAATTAGCTCGTCTACACTAAAAAACCATTGAATTACTTTCATGCCATCATGCTGCATGATTGTAAAACTCATTGCAAAACTCTTGGGCTTGGTGGCGTTTGTGGGCTTGGTGGAACGGTGTATTGTGTAGATCCAACCACAGCCGTAGTAATGCCGCTAGGCGTTGATAAAACTATTTGATTTGGGTATATGGTAGCAGTTTGGGTTGTATAACCCATTGGGTTTACAAACTGAGCTTTATTTCCGTTAATTTGTACTGTTCCTCTGTTGTAACCAGAAGAATCAGTCATTGGATAAGTTTGAGCTTTTGGTTCAATTGTATGCAAACATAACAAAAAACCAGCAGCTATACCTAATACGATTTTTACAAAATTTGATTCCATTTAACTTCCCCTTAAATGTTTACTCGTTATTGAGTTCTTTTAGTTTCTTTACTTCTATACCTAATGTCTACTATCCAAAACCCTTAGTTGTTAAATTACAACTTATAGTCTTATATAAGACTTAATACTTCCAAGAGGTTTAAGCAAACCTAGCCTACCTAGGTTGCCTTCATAGTTCTTCCATTGAGGAATCGCTAACCCGACAGTCTTGCATGGTATAGGCACTATCTTCGCCACCTATATTTGCGCTATTTCAACCATTACCCCCAGTAGCGCTATAAATCCTATTCCCTGGTATGTCGTTAGAGCCTCGAAATAGGACAGCCAGTTTACTCCTCGTCTAACTCTTTTTGCAAGCCAAAAGGATTAGGGTTTTCTATTAGTTCAGGCCAAATGAGCCAAAAATTGTTTGGAAACAAGTCTTTACGAGTAACTAAACCATGTGATTCTTTTTCAATTCTGGCAGCCAAAAGCAACATTGGGCCATGTGGTATGCCTCTTTTGCGCCAAGTAGATACAGTTGCGTTGTCGCATTTGCACATCCTAGCAACCTTTGCTGTACCACCAAGTATGTCAATCATGGCGGATTCTGTTATTTTTAATTTGTCCATTTGCACAGTTTAACCTACTTGTTGTTTATTTGCATGGCATAAAAATAAATGTTTGCAAATGAGAATTGTATGATATAGTTATTGACATAGCACTTTCGCTATTACTTTTAAGGGGAACTTAAATGGATGAATTGGCTCAAGTAATGACCGAAATGGAAGAACGCTTAGAAATAGCGTTATCCAATATGGAATACGGTACAGATATGTCCCAAGATGATATAGATGTAATTCGTGCAGCCTGTGGCAAACCTAACAACAAACGCAATATGTTATTGCAATCTGTATTTGAAGATTTTGGTAACGTATTTGGAGGTAATCATGGCTCAATCTGAATCTATTGCAAATTTAGTTAAAGCATTATCAATCGTACAAGGCAAATTAACTTATGCGATCAAAGACTCTGCGAACCCATTTTTCAAATCTAAGTATGCTGATCTTGAGTCTGTTTGGGATGCCTGTCGCTCTTTGCTTGCTGATAATAATTTATGTGTCATTCAAATGCCTGGCAATTATTTTGAAGGCCGTATGTGGCTTATCACTAAGCTTTGTCATTCGTCAGGAGAATGGATAGAACAAGAAATGTCTGTGCCTGTTCAAAAGGCAGATGCACAAGGCGCAGGATCAGCATTAACCTATATGCGTAGATATGCGCTGGCAGCTTTTATTGGTGTAGTACAAGCGGATGATGATGGTAATGCAGCCTCAAATCCTAAACCAGCAGTTAAAGCAGTAGTTAAATCAATCGAAATTTAAAGGAAATGATATGGCATACATTGCTAAAGAAGGTTCAGGGAGTCTGTTTCGTAATGATCGCAAGACAACGGATACGCAACCAGATTATTCGGGTTCAATTATGGTTAATGGTAAAGAGCATTGGCTTTCGGGTTGGGTTAAAGAAGGCAAAAAGGGCAAGTTTTTCAGCATTTCAATTGGTAAAGAAAAAATGCCTTTAGGTTTTAAAGAAGCCGGTAGCGATGAGTTACCTAAACATACTATTGAAGATGATTCTGTTCCTTTCTAGGAGATAGCCATGCTAAGTCAAATACGAGATGTTATTGGTGATAAAGCTATAATTTCTACAGAACCTTTTGGGGTTGATGAAGAAAGGCAATTGATAGCGTTTGAAGTAAATGACTTAGCTGCTGTTATTCGTGAGGTTATTCAAACTTGTGCGGATTGTTGCGAAACAACATCAGATAGGTCAGCAATATTAGAATTACTTAATTAATGTAGTTAAAGGGGAAAATTATGAGTGAACATTGGTATTGTGCCAAAACTGGCGAACCACGATATACAACAATTGGTAAAAATGGCAAAGAACGCAATACTACTTTGCGTGATGCTAAATCCCAACCTGGGACATTAGTTCCTTCTGTATCTACCATCAATGGGCAATTAGCCAAAAATGGATTAAATACATGGTTTCAAACAGAAGCTATTAAAGCTGCTGCTGAAAATCCTAGACAAGATGGGGAAGAAGAAAAAGATTACATTGCCAGAATATTGGAGCTTTCTAAACAAAAGTCCAGGGAAGCTGCTGATCGTGGCACAACTATCCATGATTGGATAGAAAGCTTCTACAACAACGAATTTATACCTGAGTCACCTTCCTATGTAGTTACCGTAGATAAGGCTATAACAGCTCATTTTGGCCCTCAATTGTGGATTCCTGAACAGAGTCTAGTTAATGCTCAAGAAGGCTACGGTGGAAAGTGTGATTTATATGCAAAACCCACTCATTCCTTTACAGGAGTCGTAATTGACTTTAAGACCACGGAAAAATCCCCTGGTGATCTAACACCCTACCTAGAGCATACACTACAGTTGGCAGCCTACAGAGAGGTTTTAGCGCCATCTGCACGATGCGCCAATGTGTACATTAATGGTACAACTGGGGAAGTTGCTATATATGAACATACAGAACAAGACCTTAGAGATGGCTATGAGATGTTTCTTAGCCTTGTAAAAATATATAAACTTAAGAATGGTTTAAACTAAACAACGGGGGCGAGGCGTATCCCCTTTCGCCTACCATGTCTATCCGTGTAGACCGCCCCCACCTATTCTCAAATAGCTCAGTTGGTAGAGCAGCAGACTGTTAATCTGTTGGTCGGTGGTTCGAGTCCATCTTTGAGAGCCAGTATTTAGGGCGTTAAGCCACCATTGTAGGATGCAGTAAGTTAGGGTTTTTGTGGCTTTCCACCTAACGAGTAGCAACTGCCAAATACAGCCCATTTTTGTAAAGTTTTTTGAGTTTATTGTAAAGTTGTCGTATTTTTGCAAAAGTTAGGGAAAACACTTATAACAAAGTGCATGAATTTTAAATAAATTGATTACATAGCAGGTCTTGACACTATTCAGCTAAGGCTATACGAAGCGACATTACTAAAAAGACTTGACCTGCTACTTTTAATAGGAATTTATGGAATCTTATGTTCGTAGGGTATTTGAAGGTGAATCACCTTGCGATAGATGCAATCAATGCCAAAAATGTCAATTCCAAGAAATAGCTTGTAGAGCATTTTGTGATTATGTACTTCACGGTACATTTAGTTTAAAAACTGCTCGTATTCCAACCAGCAATATGTTTAACAAAATATTTAAAGAAGATGATAAGGCCCTTAAAAATTACCTTAAATTAATGGCTAGTAAGCGATGAGAGATATGAAACTGCAAATTGAAATTCTTAAAGAAAATGAAGATGGATCAGCAGACGCTGTGGTGCATTTTGACAAAGAGGCATTAGGTGTATTGGTAGAAGAAGGTGTAATTAGTATTTTGCGTCAATATATTGAGCAAAATAAAAAAACAAAAAAAGGGAAAAAATGATTAAAAACATAGGATTAGCTATTTTAGGAGTTGCTTTAGTGCTTTCTTTTACGATGAGTAGCGCTAACCGTGAATGTCCTAAAGAGGTTAAAACACCATATATGGACAATGGATGCGTTATTCAAAGCACTCCAACCGGTAACATTAGGACTTGCGGATGACTACTTTTACTACAGAAGATCGTATAGACGCAGAAAAATTAATAATTAAAGAAAAAGATGGTTCTTTAACTATTAATGTAATAGGTGAAATAACAATAGGGGAAAAAGATGACAAAGAACGACAAGAAATTATTAAATCAAATGATTGAAGCTGGTCGGTTTAGTTACGCCATGTATGAATTATTGGTGGCGCAAAATGAAGCCAATTCTAAGACCATGATTAAGCGTATGGGAAACAAATGGGTATGCCATAAGGATAACCATGTTAAACGCCTAGAAACCCCTTTAGGACAGCTTACAAAAGGTTCAAGAGTTCTTAGCCAGATTAAGGGCTTCTAATTCTTCTTTATCTACTCTGTTAAGCCAGCCTTTTCCAAATATGGGAAAGGTTTTTAATGACTTGTAATATTCTCGCCTAGCTTCAGAGAATTTTGCGATAAGAGTTGCAGTATTACTGGCGGAAATAAGGCTTCTTGTTGTTGGGCCAATAGATCCGTCAGGTACACATCCAATAGCTGATTGAAGCAATTTAATGCTCCTGCCTGGGCCTGCGTTAATTGCCATGGAAAATACAACAAAGTCGAGTCCCCTAGGTAATACTTCTCCATAGCAAGGCCTCCAATATTTCTGTTCATATAAAGGTGCTACTTTTTCAGGCGTAAGATTGCGAATTTCTTTTTCGTCAGCCCCATGCCCTGTAAATTCTTCCCAAACACGCTTTGTAACACCTAAGTTAGTCATTCCGCCTGGATCTGCTGGGTTATTAACATAACCACCTTCTGATTTTAAAACCAAATCTAAGCAAGTTTTAAAGTTACCTTGCATTAAATATACCTATTTGTTCGTTTAACCAAGCTTGCAAAGACTCTAATTGCTGAGTTGTCATTGCACATTTAGCAATAAATTGTGGGTCGGAGGCTGTGCCATCAGTTGCGCTGGTGGTTGTGGAAATTGAGCCTGTTTGACTGCTACCGGAGAGGCGCATCCCACCATAAGTATGCTTAATAAGAGCAAGCTTGTTTTCGTAATCATTTTTGACCTTTTCAGTTACTTGGTTAGCTTCTTTGGCTTTCGCCTGGTTAATCATCTCTTGTTCTTTACCAGCAGCTTCAGCTTTTGATACATAAGCATCATACCTTGCAGATTCATATTTACCATAGCCTAAACCGCTTAAAGCAGCTACAGTTAAAGCAATGTAAATATAAGCACTAAATGGTAATGGAAACATTATTTGTCCTCTAATGGCATTGTGGTTATAAATCTAAGCACAGCAACAACAATACCAATAAAAATAAGAAGTACGCCATACAAACGAGGATTAATGATATTTTCAACATAGCTAAAATTATCATAAACCACCCCCAATATTACTAATGCTAGGGAAAACCACATTGTTTTAGAGTGCATAGCACCCTTAGTTGTGCGCCTCATTTTGCGTGATAAAGACCTGCAAAAAAGCTAATTATTCCGCTAATGGCAGAAACAATAGCCATGCCCATCCAAAATCCACCACGACTTTTATTGGCTAATTCAAGTAGCTCTTTTATATCTCTATCCATTCCGTCTACTTTATTTTGCAAATTTTCAACCTGATTAACTAGGCCGCCAAATTTGAACATATCAAAATTTTCAAACTCAGCCATGATTAATCTTTCTTTTTACGAGTCGTAGCTTTCTTTAAAGCTGGTTTTTTCTTAGCCGGTGCTTTTGCAGCAACTTTTGTAGCCTTCGGAGCAACTTCAAATTCATGAGCTTTATAAGATTTATGTACAGCAGGAAAAGGCCATGAAGTATCTACAGTAACCTTTGGCATATAACCAATTTTGTCAAATAACCAAGTAACAATAAACATAGTTTTCCTTATGCTGTGTATGAACCAGAACCGCTTGTTAATTTAAGAATTGTATTAGAGCCAGATGTTCCGACTGTCCAAGAACCTGTAAATGTGCCTGTGTAATTAGTAGTTGGAACAGACAATATTACTACGCCAGACCCACCTGATCCCCCTGAATAATTATTGCCTTCAGAAGCACCACCACCGCCACCACCAGTATTGGCTGTACCACTTATACCATTAGATCCATTTCCTGCTGCTCCACCGCCACCAGTACCACCAGACATACCTGGATGATCAGGGCCGCCTCCGCCACCACCGCCACCATAAGTTATAGATGATCCAGTAATTGAGGAAACTACACCATTTCCAGCAGCAGAAAACGATCCGGTAGATCCTGCTCCACCACCACCTGCGGCAGATTCATTAATATTTCCACCAGTACCACCATTATTGCCTTGACTACCATAAACAGCATAACCGCCTGCGTAAGCATATTTACCTGCTCCACCACCACCTGATGCGCCATTTCCGCCATTGCTAAATGATCCTCCTGGGCCACCACCATAAGCAATTAAACTTAAACCAGTAGTGTTTCCGCCTGTTCCGCCAGCTCCAGCTCCATTACCAACAGCAAAACTATATGTAGACGATTGAGTTAAGGTTGCAGTACCTGATAAAACACCACCAGCTCCGCCACCGCCTCCAGCAAGCCAAACTGTGTCATACCAACTATTGCCACCACCGCCTCCACCGCCTACTAATAAGTAAGGTGCAGAATAAGTGCCATATGTAACCGTAGAAGTAGAATTAGAATTAGCAGTAGAGCTGCCAAATGTATTTGTAGCGGTTACACGACAATTTATTGTGTTTCCATAATCAGCAGTTTGAATTACATAAGTGCTTGATGTTGCACCACCAATGTTGGTAGTGTTATTGCGTTGCCATTGATAAGAATAACTAGTAGGACTATTTACCCATGTACCTGTTGTACAAGATAATGTACTTCCAGTAGATGCAGTTCCGCTAACTATAGGCGCAACAGTATTAGTAGGGCTATTAGACCCATTCATTAAACCAAAAGAAGCGCCTGAAGCAGCGCCAACAATAGCAATAATAGGCATTATGCGAACTTACTTTGTGAGCCGATTACGGTATAAGCGGCAGATCCAGTTTTAATAACAGCAAAACAATATACATCTATGCAGCTAGGGTTTCCAGCAGAAATAGCTGTAGCATTTTGCCATTTGACAGTTACAGTTGTGCCGTCAATTTGAATGACGTTAGGGTAATAAGCAGTAGTTCCGTTAGTAACCATTAACGTCAATGTTACGGATTGTCCTGTAGCCAACAATGTATTTAATGATGTAGAGCTAGAACCACGAATGTTAAGCGTAAAGTTTGTTGTGTTATTAGATGTGTAATAAACAACAGATTGTGTTGCAACATCATAAGTTGTTGTAGATGTAGGCGCTGAAGCGTTTACAGTTACAGGCTCAACAATGTTAGGAGTAGTTAAAGCTGATGCAGTTGTGCTACCTGAAATAGAAGCATTAACAAGAGCTGTTAAATTAGTAATGTCTGAATTTGAACCACTTTTAGCTGCTACCAAGTTTGCACGAGATGTTGTAGCGCTTGCTACATCAGATAAATTGTTTGCCTTAGTTAAATAAGTGCTTCCAATGCCACTAACAGCCACATCAACATAGTTTTTAGTAGCTACTGCTTGTGCTGTAGTAGGATCGCCAGCATTGGTAATTTGATTGCCGCCAGCATTTAAACTACCAGTTAAAGGAGTTTGACCATCACTAGCTAAAGATCCAGTAAGGGCATTAGCCATATCATTTAGGGTTGTATTAGCCCATGTTGATGTAATCGTTGTTCCTGAAACAACTGGATTTCCACTTGGTAGTGAATATGTACCTGAACCGTTCCTACTCATTTGAAACTCCTTTAATCATATTCTGCGCTGATTTAACAGCTAAAAGTTTTGCCATAGCAGCTTGGTCAGGACTCATTTTAGCGCCCTGTATTAATCTATTTTGAATAGGCTCAGACAATGCAGCAGCTCTTAAAGCTGGTCTTGCAGCAACGCCAGCCATAGCAGCAGGGCTAGTTAATAATGACGCTAAACCACCAGCAAACATATCTACTGGGCTAATCTGTGGCAAGCTACCCATTTTTTCTGTAACTTGTGCAGCTTTAGGAAATTGACCAGCAAATTGAGCAACAGTTTTAAGTTCTTCAGACAATGGTTTACCACGTTTTAGTTGTGCAGCTAATTGCCTTGCATCTACTGTTCCGGATGCTGGGTTTAATGCTTTTTCTACTGAATAAGATTTAGCAATTAATTGACGTGCATCACGAAACTCTTTAAGCAAAGCCGTAGAATTTGTGGTTTCTAAATGCTTTTCAATAGTATTTTCAAGCAAATTAGAAGCGTCTTTAGCGGCACGACCTAATGCAGTATCTCCAGAAGCATAAGCTTTATTAGCTGTATTTCTTAAATCTTCAATTTTTGCTATTGCAGAAGCAGAATCAAAAGATTTAGATTTTAAAGAATCTACTAATCCAATAATAGGACTCTCAGGAGCATTTGGGAAACCTTCTTGTGCTTTAGTTGCTTTGCCAGCAATCTTATTAAGGCTTTCTAAATATTCTTTGCCAGGAGTAATTGTGCCAATGTTTTCTAGTTTTGCATAAGCTTGACCAGCAGTTGAACGCAAATCCTTTAATACTTCAGGCAAAATTACTTCGTTTTCTGGCAAACCTAAAGACTTAGCTACTAACTTATGGGTTACTTCTTGGTTCTTTGCAGAAGCGTTTTGTGCTGTAGTTGCTTTACCAGCAATGCCTTCCATCAAACGATTAGCAAGATCAGCTCTAGCTTGTGTAGGAGGAATGACATATCCAGCTTCACGAGCTTTTTCTACTGCACCAGCCATTTGTGCTGGTTGCTCTGGGCCACGCAATATACCACCAAGCTTTTGCAATGGAGTTAAAGCAGCCCCTAAACCACCGCCTATAAGTCCTTGTTTTGCTTGCTCTTTGTACATCTCTTGACCAGTTTTACCAGTTTCTTCTGGAGTCAAAGCCCCAGTAGTAGATCCTAATAAAACATTTTGTGCCAATGGATTCATTTTTGCAAAAGAAGGCAACATAGCCGCTTTTGCCATTCCAGCAGCAGGCAATAATGTTCCAGCAATCCTACCACCAAGATAAGACCCTGGGTTAGCTTGTTCATAAGTCTTAGCTTGATTAGCTAAGTTTTGTGCAAATGGGCTTGTAGCACCACCAGTTCCTAATTGTGTAGCGGCAACAATAGGATCTATAGCTGACTTTGTTACGCCAGCTAATGCTGATTCTAATGGGCGAGGTTCTGATTGAACATTTAATTGACCACGATTAATTGGTCTACCCATTGCTGCGCCACCGCCAGTTTCAGCAAATTGCTGTGGCTGTATTGGCTGACCTTGTGGGGATGTAACTTGTACAGTAGCCGTAGGTTCTTCGCTTTTTAAAAGCAATAAACCTTGATCGGAAACTTTTGTTATATCTCCGGCTTTTAAAGCCAATAAATCAGCATCAGATAATTTGCTTAAATCAGCCATTATTTTAATAATCCTCTGCGCTTAAGTTCTGCATCTAATGAACCTGGGGCAATACCTGTTACTGGAGCATTAGTTGGTGTATTTAACTTTGCTGCTGGAGGAACAGATGCTGGAACACTTAATCCATTAGCTGCTGCAATTTGTTCATATTCATTACGTTTTTCATTAAATTGAGTGCCAGCAGCATTTGTTAATTTTTCAGCTAAAGAAACAAAATCTTTGCGTTGCGATTCTGTTAGTTTTGTGCCATTAATAACCATTGAAGCATAATTTTTAACTTTATCTTCTACCCCTGTAGCTTGCATTGCCATGCCCAATTCAGACTCACGAACCACAGAACCTGGATCAAGAATTTTCATTATTTTAGTAGCGGCAGCTAAATCACCAGCAGGAGATTTCATTGCAGCAGCTTGTTTAATTTGATTATTAGCACTTTGAACTTCTGTAAAGCCTTTATATACAGGCTCAGATTTAAAGTTTTCACGCAATTTAAGAGCATTATCAAAACCATGTTGGCCCATGTTAATGTTCATGTTATTAGCGCCAGCTTGTTTTAATTGCATTACTTTTGAATTAACTGCTTGTAATTCTTGTGATGACAATTGATCTACTGGCTTTTTAATTCCAAGCAATCCCATTGCCGTAGCCAATTCCGTAGGATTTTTGATTCCACCGGATGCTAAATTAATAGGCGCTCCACCCATTGTAGGCAATACAAGGTTTTCACCTTCACCAAGCTTTTGTGGTTTCATCATATCTGCAACTATAGGTTGCAAGAATTGATTGCCAGCAGCAAATTTCATGGCTTCTGGGCGTGTAGCAGGATCAGACATTAATGTTTGGAATTCTGTAAATGCTTTAGATTTTTCACCACGCAACTGCTGTGCCAAAGCCTCTTGTTTTTTCTCTACGTTTGAACCAAGCATAGATCCTGATAAACCACTAACCAATGGAGCTAATTGTTGAGTCCATGAAGGTGGCACATAATGACCTGAAATCATTTGACCTTGTGGCTGATTAAACGCATTAGCAGTCAAAAGATCAGCTAATTTACGCTGACGTTGAATATCAGATGCTTCAGGAGAAGAACCCATAATTGCTGCATCAGTTAAAAATGGTTCAGCCACGATATATTCCTTCTTTTAATAAAGCAGCCAACGGATTATATTGTTGCTGCGGAGTCATTTGTTGTACGTTTAATGCTGCAAAAGGATCGCCTTTTGTTTGGGGTGCAGACGCTACTGGGGTTTGTGCGCCAAAGTTAAATGGATTTTGGTTGCCTTTAGCTTGTGCAAAGGTTGCTCCAATTCCATTTGATGCTGTACCACCAGTTGCACCTGTAGGGTTTTTTAAAGCACCAGCAAGTGCAGAAGCACCACCAGTTTTTCCTAAAGCTTTCATTAAAGGTGCGCTAGAACCTATAACGGATTTAGCGTTTTTTAATAAATCAGCAAGAGCATTACCGCCTGCGGCAGTTCCTAAAGCATCAATGCCAGTTCCAGCTAATTCAGCAGGAGTATATGAATAACCTAATATCTGTGAAATTTGATCTGCGCTTAATCCTTGGGAAGCTAAGTTACCCATATCAGCAGCTAAAAATGGATCAATTCCAGTAGATGTTAAAATGTCACCTAATTGAGCTGAATCCGTAATGCCATTTGCAAATAGATTAGCAGCGTCAAAAGAAGATGTATAAGGCAATGCTTGAGTTACTGCGCCAGCACCTTCAGCACCTAATGCAGCACCTTCTCCAAGCAATCCTAATGCTCCAGCGCCACCAAGACCAAGAGCTGCTGCTCCAGCAACAGTACCCCATCCACCTGGTATATTTTGATTTACCCAGCCATTGCCTTTAGCTGCATCTTGTGCAATTCTTTGTTGGTTTTGTTGATTTGCAGAAGCTGAATTTTGAGTAATTAAAGCATTAATTTCAGCATCAGAAAGTCCTGCTGCTTTAGCGCCTGGCAAATAACTATTAAGTTCATTCTGATATACAGTATTTCTATCGCCTGTATTTTGACCTGATTGCCAACCCATCATATTACCAATCAAACCAATCCTAGCTTTATAGTAAGCAGCAGGATCAGTATTTGCCAAACTATTTAATTCGTTTAGTTGTTGATCGTAATTTGAATTAGTTTTATAAGCTGAAAAAACTTGATTAGCTAAATCTTGTGGATTTGCGCCAAGAGGGGCTTGAACTCCATTGCTACCACCGCCACCATGAGATTGTGCATACTCAGGACTGCCTTTGATAGCATTAATAATATCTTGAGGATTCCAGCCAGCATAAGTAGCAGCGCCACTTGGATCTACGCCACGCCCTAAATACTGTTGATAAATAGAATTAATATCAGCACCACCGCCAGATTGTTGTTGTGGTTGCTGTGGTTGTTGCTGTTGTTGTGGAGCTGATTGTTGTTGATGTTGAGCATATTCAGGGCTGCCCATAATGGCATTTTGAATATCCTGATCGCTCCATCCAGCGTATGTTGCAGCGCCAGAAGGATCTACACCACGACCCAAATATTGTTGATATAGGGAATCAATAGACATATTGAATTAACCGCCCAAATATGAGGCTAAACCACTTAATCCATTGGCAAGTTGTGTTCCGCCACCACCTAATAAATAGCTAGATCCTAAATTATATAAACCAGATTGTGTGCCGGTAGTACGAGCTAAATTAGCGTTTTGTTGTGCAAGTGCAGCAGCATTAGAAGTAGCTGTAGCACCCAATACATCAGGGCCAGATACAGCAGCTTGGTTATAAGGAGTAATGTAACCAGGGGTTGTTGCAGATTGGAACGCACCCAATTGTTGTAATGGGTTGTTATATGTCTGTAATTGTTGGTTAAATGCTTGTTGATTAGCTGTTGTGCCTACACCAATACCACCAATTTGAGCGCTTGTAAGCAAGTCATTTTGTTGTTGGTTAAAGGTACGCATTGCATTGTCATAGGCTTGTGTGCCAGGAACAATACCTTGATTAGCCAATTGTGCATCATTCATTTCCTTAGACTGAGCCATCTGTGGCTGCAATCTACGCATAATTGCATCAGAATATGATTCGCCAGGGTTAATACCTGTGCTTGGTAAATTAGTAGGATTAAACGCATTTTGTGTAGTTTGTGCTACATTTTGCGATAGGTTATTTAATGAACCTTGAAGTTGTGGGTTTAATGATTGATTAGCTGACCAAATAGGATTGCCATAAGCATCTGTACCAGTTTGCTGGTAATTAAGGCTTGCATAAGGGGTATTTTGATTTACACGGTTAGCAGCAGTTGCTTGTTGCGCTCCGGCAATATTGCCAGAAGTAGTGGCTAAAGCTGCCTTAACATAAGGATCAGATGAGCCAGCAAATTGCGCTCCTGCGTTGTTTACTGCTCCGTTAAATACGTTGTTGCCTGCACCCATGTCAAACTCCTAATTGTTTCTTTAATGATGCGTTAAGTTTTAAGTATTTACAAAACTCAGGTCGCATCCCAAAAATCACTAAATCCCCTTCGTCATGTGCGTCAGGGATTGTTGCTATTTCTTGGAAACCAAGGTGTCGGCTCAATCTAAGGGATTTTTCATTATTCCCTGCAATTGTGCCTATTATAACCTTTAGTCCCAATTTATTAAAAGGGTAATCAAAAGCTACCCATAATAAATCTTTACTCATCCAATGACTTCCCTCAGAAGCTATATGGATTTGGCATGAATTACCAGCCAAACCACAATAAACCACTACAGCCCTAAGTTCATCATCTATTACATTACCAATGCAATATGCCGCCTGTGACGGTAAATCTAACCTTTTACTAGCCCATTCAAATAGATATTCTTGATTATCAAAAACAATCAAAGAACACCACCTGCTTCCATTACATAATCGGTTGATGCCCAATGCAATTCAATATTTTGCGATGCAACATTAAGGTTAATAGATGCTGCAAACCCAATGCCTGTAACACCTTGCCATATTTTTGTAGTCACTAAGCCACCGGCCCATACAGCCGTATCCCATACAGCAGAGTCCCAGCTACCTGTACTAGCATTACCTGGATTAAAATTAACAGCCCCTAATTGACTTTGTGTATCAAAATCTACGCTTAAACCTACAAAAACGCCTGGTACACCACCGCTAGATTGAAGAATAGGGCGAACCATTGTGTAGCGTTTTAACTGTCCTGGTGTATCAAAATAGCTATATGCTTGCTGAGATGTGGCAGTAATGTTATTGCCAGCGTCAGATAAACCATCATAAAACTTGCCTACAAAGCCATTTGAACCAAAATACATACCTGCTTTGCCTGATGTTTCAAAGCAATTGGCATTAATGCCGGTAAAGTTAGCCCATGATTTTGTAATGGTGTGCATTACATATTGCTGTGTTCCACCGCTAATTGGAATGTTCAAAATGAGCATATTTTCAGCAGCAAAGTAATTAACTTGCCAACCAAAATTGTCATAATAATTAGATGCTGCTAAAGAAACAGCAAAGTAAATCTTATCTGTAAGGTTTACCCTAGGATCTAAACGGCTAGATTGCAACGCAGAAGCCAAAGGCACAAGACCATCTTGAGTAAGTAATAAAAGATCGCCAGACCATTTAAAGAAGCATCTACGATTAAAGGTTTGACCTAATTGCCAAACGCCTTTTAAAGCCCATGTAGTTGAACTAGTAGGATCTGTGCCGTTATAAACGATAACCTCGCCCATATTGGTTACAAATACTGCGTAATCGTCAGCGCCTTGACCAGCGTCAAGTGTCCATGTACCCATGGCTTGCAAAAAGCCACCATTACGAGCAATAGAACCAAAATCAAGTGGATTGGCAGCGCCACCAATAGCATTAACGTCTAAATACCAGCATTTAAGGGTATTAATTTGAGTAAAATATAACCTGTTTTTAAACAAATTCACATTAACAAATGTGTTACTGTTTACGCCAGTAATACCAATAACTGAATAAGTACCAACTGCTGAAGCATTTATGCCAGGGGTACTTAACATTGTGTAAGTAAAGGTTGTAGTGCTAGTTACTGTAATAACAAAAGTGCCGTTATAAGCAGCAGGAGTAGCACCTGAAATGGTTACTCTATTACCTGTTACCAATCCATGTGCAGCAGCAGTAGTTAATGTTGCTGTAGTTCCTGAACCAGTAATTGTAAGAATGGTTTGTGCTGTCGTAGTTGTGGCTACTTTAAACCAGCTAGTGCCATCATAAATTTGTACAGCATCAGCACCATTACAAGCAACAAGAAAGCTTCCGCCTGGCGTAGCAATATTAACGTGCTGAAACTTAGAGTTTGTAAGCCCTGTAGCAACTACAGAAGCTGTAGAAGTATTACAGTTATAAATGCTTGATCCAGCAGCAGCAAACAAGGTTTGGCTTGATGGCCCAGCATAGTTCATTAAACTATTAACATCACCTGTAATGCCTGTGGAATACTTTGTATAGCCTTTTCTGAGTGTTACGTCAGTAGGCGTAGGAAACCAATTTGTTAATGTTACTGCGTCTGTAGCAGCCATTTCCGCCAAAGAATCTCTAGCGTTCCATCCACCAATAGGTGATGGCAAAGAGGAAGTCTTAGCAGTAAACTTTTTTGCTACTGCCATGATTAAGTACCATAACCAGTATCAGGGATATTAGCGTAGCCAATAAGCACCTTGGTTGGATATGGGGCAAACGATAAAGTAGCAGAGCCTTTATCGTTAGCTTTTGCAATCATTAAATATCTTGAATAATCTTGTTGCAACGCAGTAGTGTCAAATGATTTAATTTGGAAGTATTTAAGTTTTGTATACAAAACCATAACACGATCATCAAAGAATGTAGTATCTGAGTCAGCAGTAAAGCTATTCTTTACTTGACCTGAAGCAGATTCAGCCCATCCTTTAGAACGATATTCAAAGCCTAAATACTCTTGGGTATTCATTGGAGGCCATATTTGGAATTGACCGCCCAAAATACGCCACCGGACACGAGGCCCTGTTGAGATATAACCAGACTTTAACCATTGCCATTGTTGAGCATCTTCTGGCCCTAACATCTGCCAATGCTTAGTTTTGTCCCAATGGGTATTGTCTGTAATGGTTTCAAAGTCAGCAGGAAGGTCGTATTCTGTCTTTGCAAACAGAATAGCGCCATTACCAGCACCACTAAGCTTTTGACCTACTGTTACATCAGTACCCGATACGCCAGTTACATAAGTATCTTGGGGTACGTTATAGCCTGTTACGGAATAAGTTGAATCTAAAGCTGATACAGCCACAGTACCGCTAGTGGAGGTTACGTTACTAATGGTATAACCGCCATTAGTGGTTGTGCCTGTAGTATTCAAATACTGAGTATAGAAACGATATTCTTTTTCAAGAGCCTGCCAATCATGCTCCTTAGTCAATTCGTAACCAGCAGCGTTCATCAGAGCTAAAATCTGTTGTACGTCTTGCGATTGATTACCAACGACTACGCTTGGCACGTTAAGGTTAAGTTCACCTGTAACTTGCTGTACAAGCTGGAGCATGGTTGATGACATATTAGGCTTCCTCTACGACTTTTGGTTTACGAGTTTTGGGTTTCTTCTCACCAACTGCCGCAAGTATCGCTGTCATTTGTTCTTGCATTTGAGCCAGCTTCGCATCAGTTTCTGCCCTAATTTTAGCATTTTCTTCCTTTAGCTGTGCAACTTCTTCCTCACGCTTGGAAATTTCAGCAGATTCATTAGCTAAATTAAGAAAAGCCTTGGCTTTATCACGGAAAGTATGGGGGGACATACCAGCGATCATGCCAATCTTTTGTAATTGGGCATCAGAGCTATGGGCAATAGATTCTACTGTGTGGAATTTAATACCTTTGAGTTCTTCAGCTTGGGAAATGCTAATTAAAGGCCATTGGGACAAAGGAGTGCCAATAAAGCCTTCATCTGTACCTACTTTATTGATATAAGCAGCCCATTGGCGTGGAAAACGCTCTTTATGGCCTTCTCTGGCAATGGTGTCAATCTCATTTAAAGCATCGCCTGGAACTAAAATCTTTACAAAATCGTACTCTTTGAAAATTGGTCTGCCTTGGGCAGCCGTTTCGTCTTTGATTTCTAATGCTCTTTTGTAAAAAGTGACATGAAGTCTTGCATCTGGGTGTCCAACATCAGATTCGATAGCCATTTAATTCTCCTAAAGTGGTTTAGGTACTACGGTTAAAAGAAAAGGGACTCCCCTTGTGAGGAAGTCCCAGTTTTACTACATTTTCAATTTAAAAGGGATAACCTATTAAACAGAAGCTGCACCAAACCAGCCATAATCACCAGAAGCCATAGCTACTGTTGGGCCAGCATAAGTACCAGCACCGCCAGTTGCTACGAAAGTCGTAGTGTTAATAGAGCAAGTTGCAGTAGAAGCAGCAATGGTTGAGCCAGCTTTAGCCCAAACATAACGCTTACCATCAGA